TATTTAATGTCATGTTTGTAACAAAAGGACTTACTTTTACAAGTAGTTGTTGAGTTAAAGATGGCGCAATTAAAGTTGTAGTTTGTGTTGTAACCGCTAAAGGATATTGAACGGTTGGGGCTGTTAGCTTAGATCTTGTGATTTTACCAAAGTCTGATTGACTAACTAATTGCGTTATAGAATTATAAGTAGGGTTGCCTGGATACGTAGATATTATTTCACCTAATTTATTTATAGTACCAGCACCTTGATATGTAAAACCAAGATTTACTGTATTATAAGTAAAAACCGCATCTCTTTCAAAAGGATGAAGTTTATAAGCAGTGTCTTTGAACATGTTAAAAAACTCTGTATCGTTTTGTTGATTGTTTTGATTTTGACGATTTACTTGATTTCCGTCAGGAAAATATGAATTAAATATTTCGTTTTGTACTAAAACAGCAAGACTATTAAACTCCGCTGGAGTTACATATCCTCTTTGTTCTTTGTTTAATATGTACAAGACTGTTGTATATACTGTATTTATATTTACCATTTAGTTTTATTTTTTATACTAAAAAGGCGGCCGTAACCGCCTATATATAGTATCACTTGTTTTTATAGCTTTTTATCTATAGATTTGTAAATTTCCACACCTTCGTCCGTTTTTAAGAACGCAGCAAATGCTGAATAAGGGTTTTCATCAAACGGAACATTCATTAACTTTCTGTTATTTGTTCCCCATGTGAAAGTTCTTTGATCTCCAGATAATTTTATTATTCCAGCTTCACGAGCTTTTATTGCAAAATTTCTAAGCTGTACGTTTTCATCATTAGCTAAGCTAATAAACATAGAAGCGTTTTCTTTTGCAAACAATAATAAATCTCTTTTAATTTCTTTAGAACTCATACTATTTACTTCAGAACCTTTTTCTACTCTTAATATAGCCTCAGCATGATCAATATCTATCGAACGCGCAGCGTTCATAGCATCAATCTGTAAATCTAAATCTTCTAATTCATCTATAGCTTCTTCAACAGCGCTATACTCTTCGTATATTCTATTTCTTAAAGGGTGATATAATGAAAGTAGTTTTTGCAGGTTTTGCATATTTTTAGGAACTCTTAAAAATCCATCTCTAAAAATAATGTGACCCATCGTGCATTCACCTTTTTGTTCATCTACAAGAGGTGAATCTTGATTTGTAGCATATTTTAATTCTCTTTGCTTACCTGTACTTTCATCGAAGTATAACAAAGCGTGTTTTTTAGTATGCTTACCGGGTATTGTTAAAGTTAAAGGAGATTTGTTTCCTTTTAAATAGTAAATTCTATCTTTTATTTCCCAGCTTAGTTTAGCTGGTGGCGCTACTTTTGTAGCTACCGGCTGAGGTGCAACCTCAATAGTTTCTGCTTTAGCTTTTTTAGCCATAATATAATATAATTAAATAGTTTATAAAAGTAATAATTACCCCCGTTGATATAACGAGGGTAAGAATTACATTTGTTGGATTATTATAATCCTTGGAATAAAACGAAGTTGTTAGCAGCTTGCGTTACTAAACATCTTTCAGACAGGAAGTTAACCTGCATAGCATCCAGTGTAGAAGTCATTGCTCCACCAGCACCACCAGTTAACCATGATTTCATTCTTCTGTCGTCACCTTGAGAAGCTCTATATCTTACATGTAAGAAAGGTCTTCTAATGTTAGTACCTAAGATTTGATCATAAACTGTAGATGTTCCAGCAGGAACTAATACACCTTCGATTGAATTAACACCAACGATTGCACCACGAGTGGAAGCATCATTTAAGTATTTCCAGTCAGTTTTGTAGAAGTCATAAGAACCTCTTCTGAAACCACTGAAACCTAAGTTAAGTGCCATTTCTTCTGAATTTTCGAATAAACCGAAAGCAGTACCACCAGCAAATCCGCCAGAGATAGAAGCTAACATATCGTCAAAATCAAGAGATGTTTGTCTCTGTAAGAATAACATGTTTTCTTCAATAGCTCCTTGAGTGTCTAGGTTTTTAAGTATTGCATCAAAGTTATCAAGTCCAGCAGCAGCAGTAAATCCTACTTCTACGTTTCCTCTTGCTCTAATAGCAGCAAATAAACCTTGTGTACCTGGTAAGTTAGCTTGTACGTAGTTTGCCGCAGCAGCAGCGTTTACGTTTAATTCACCTTCAACCATTGCCATTTCTAAGTAATCTTCGAAACGTAATCTAGTTTCAGATTCAGCTTTTAAATACCAAAGGTATCCAGAAGCACCATCTTCAGTAGCAACTTCAACCCAACCTATTTGAGCCATATCAGATCCAGTAACTACGTACTGATCTCTAATAATAACTGGTGAGTTAGAAAATTGCGTGAAAGAAGGATCAACAGATACTCTAGCAGCAGAGTTTCCTACTCCTGCACCAATAGTTGTTCCTTTAGTGTAATCAGAACCGTATACAAATACTTTAACTCCAGCAGCACCAATTCCTTGAGCGGCAAAAGTAGCATTAGCGAAAGGTTGTACTACAAAAAGAGCACCACCAGCTATAGGGCCAGGTGTTGAAGCTATTACAATACCTTTAGCTTCAGCTCCAGAAGCTGGATCTAAAAGAACTACCGTATCGTTCACAGACACAACAACTGATACTCCAGCAACCGTAGGTGTTACTGTTGCAGCGTTATTAGCACCTGTAGCGACTACAGTACATGCGTCGTAAGATATATGTAGTCTGTTTTGTTCTGACCAAATTACTTGATCACTTGTCATTGGCATTTCAGCGCCAACCATTCTTAAAAAGCCAGATAACGTTCTGTTTCCATAACGCTCTACTTCTTGTTCGTAAATTTCTGGTAAATATTGTTGCGCAAAGTCATTTGCCCCACCATTAAATGCTAAATAAGCAGAAGGAGATGGAGTCTGAATCGGACTTGGTACAATAGAACCAAATTGTGGAGATAAACTCATAATTGTTTAATTTTTAATTGTTAAATTTTTTTGTTTTAATTTTCAGTTTTGAAGAATCAGCACCAGAAATTGCTTTAACCTTTAATCCATTTATAAAAACTTCACCTTGTTGGGTTCTAGCTTTTATAGGTGATAAGTTTTTAGACTTATTCACCACGTCTTTAACTGCGTCTGCTTTTCCTTGCTCATAAAAATGAGTTGCGATCCTATCGACATTATCAGCAGCGTATATAGCTTTATGATAACCAGCTGCATCATTAACATTACCATCTTTGTCTAAGAACTTCTTAACCAGGTTGTTAATATTTGATTGGTTTTCAGCAACCTTATCTACATCTTTTATATTATACTTAAATCTTTTTTCACCAACTTTGATATCGAAACCTTCGAAATCTTGATTAAAAAGTTCTTTAGTATTTTTTTGAAATACATCATGTTGTTGCTCAGCTTGTTTTTGCTGTTCATTATAGCGATTAAAAAAGTCCATAGCTTTTTGTTGGTCCTGAGTTACGCCGGGTCTCAACTTGATTTCGTCGTAATATTTTTTTTTCGTTTCCTCTAAAAAGTTTTTTGCTTTTGCAATCTCTTCTTTTTTAGCGAGTTTTTTCTTTTTGACGTCACGCTCTTCGTCAAGATCTGTATCAAAATGGAAGTTGTCTTCCATTATAAAATCTATTTCTTCAGAATCTAAATGTGGTTTAGTTTTTCTGTAGTATTCTTTTAATAAAGCTGTATCATCTACATTACTATAATCAGCATTTAATCTTGTATAATCTTCAATAGTTCCTCCAGTTTCTTCCATAAAAGTAACTAGCTTTTCAATATTTTCAGGTAAAGCTTTGCCTAATACTTTTTCATCTCTTATAGCTTCTTTAACTTCTTTTGTTACTTTTTTTACTTCTTCTTCAGTTACTTCTTTGATTGGAGAAAACCCTTCAACATCCTTGTCGGACTTTTGTACAGGTTCTCCCATCTCTGTGCTATCTCCGGATGATTCTTCCACAGGTACTTCCTTTGTTTCTCCGATTTGAATGGCATCTTCTTTTTCTTTAATAGGTTCGTTTGGTATTGTAACTTTAATAACATCACTTGGTATTTCTACCAAAGGTTCTTTAAGATTAACTTTTACAACTTCTTGTTCTTTGTTACCTAATTGTTTAGGTTTTGTAGGTTTAGACTTTATTTTAAAGTCACCTTCCTGCTTAACAGGTTCATTTGTTTTTACTTCTGACATAATATAATATAATTAAATAATTAATAATTAGACGTTAGGCATCATTGCTGCCCCGTCTTGTTCTTCAAAGTTTATTGGTAATAAATCGTTTTGTCTTTGATCTATCATTTGACTCTGCTGCGTACCTTCTAATTTAATACGTTTATCTTTGCGATCTTCTATTTCAGCTTCTTTTTCACTAGTGGCTTTCATGTCCATTTGTTTTAGCTGCATGTCAAATTTGTGTTGCATTTGCATTTGCTGTTGTTTTATCTGAGCAGCAATTTGCATACGTTGTATTTCCATTTGATTATTAGCTTGTTCAAATTGTACTTTAGAACCTGATATAGCCTCTTGTTTTTGTACTTCAGACATTGCAATTTTTTCAGCAGCATCAGCTTGAGCGTTTGCTTGAGCTTGGGATTGCTGTATAGCGTTTTGTTGTTCTTCTCTACCTTTTTTCTTGCGCTTAATTTTAAGCATTTGATTAGCTAGTTTAAGGTTTTTAATTTGCCTTAAATCTATAGCATCTTCTAAATCAATACCACCTTGCTGTAAAGCAACTTGTATATTTTGCTCTAATTGTTGTTGCTCTTCTTCATCTGGTTCTAGTTCTAAGAATATACCAAAATCATGCAAGTTTAAGTTACTTATCTCTGTTAGCGTGTTAACATTATAATTAGATATATTGTTAACTAAAGATTCAGCTGTAAGAGGAAACTCTAAAGCATCTGCTATTTTTAAAGCTATATTTTCTGCTATTCTTAATGTTACGTACAAGCTAGCTTGCTTTATATGCCTAGTAGCAGTGTTTGAAGCATTAGCAGCAATTTTTTGTAAACCTACTAATGTTTGTTTATCTGGTGTACTACCATCTCTAGCTTCGTTAAGACCAGTTACATCTCTTATCATTTGTAAGTAATACTGATAAGTTTGTATTAAGCTTTGTATCTTGCCTTGACCACTAGAGCTGTTTAATTCTTGTATAGGTACTTTACCTTGATTGATGTCACCGTCTTGTGTAAGTGATCTACCTACAATAGAACCAGTTTGAAAATACATGTTTAATGCTTCTGCTGGATTATAGTTTGTTCCATTACCTAAATCAACTTCAGCTAATCCGTCCATATCTAAATATACACCATCTGGTACCATTTTAGACATCACCTGTTGTAGTTTTAAATGAGTAAGCTGTATCATATCAGCAAAACCAATACATTTACTTACAAGTGATTCTATACGTCCTTTATATATTCTAGGCGCACATATAGAATAATTCATTTCTACTTTAGTTGTATCAGCAAGAGGTCTTGACATGTTCTCTGCTAGTTCCCATTTTAGTATTGTATCTGTTCCTAAAACTTTAGCTCCACTATATAATACTTCAATAGATCTTGACACTCTTTCAAAGCTATCATTTTCTGGTGGATTAAATGAATCATCTTTTTCTAAAGCTTTCATCAATCCTTGATCAGTTTGTTTTATTTTAAATACTTGATTAGAGTATGTTTTATAATCAAAATACATTACTTGAACAGTGTTTTCATCATAACCACCCCACCCAGTAACGTAAGATCTGTTACCTGGCATTTTTTGTATACGCTCTAGTTCTTTTTGGCTAATGTTTGGAAATTCTTTTTTAAGTTCTGGTATAGTTATTGATTTAACTTCACCAACGTAATATATGTCTTCAAAATTTGGATCTTCAGTATAAGAATAAACTAAATAAGCAGGGTCTACATAATCAACTGTTATTCCTTCTGCTGTATTAAAATTTGTTTTAGCAGCAGCAATACCACAAACCGTTAAATCCATATTTAATCTACGTCTAACAAGATCGTATTTGTTTTGCGCTAACACAGATGATATAGCTTCTTCTTCTGCTATTTCAATTGATTGCTTATAGCTAAGTTGCATGTGTAATTCTAATTCTTCTGGTGACTCAGGTAAAGTACTAGGATCCATGCTTTGAAACAAGCTTATACCTAAAGTATCTTTTAATCCATTTAAGTATTCTCTAGCTAACATATCTTCTTGTATTTTAGAAGCGTATTCTGTTCTAGCTTTTACAGATTCAGGATCTTGAGCGTAAGCTTTTATATCGTAACTTTTAGCTGAAATACCATTAACAACAATATCAACAAATTTAGATAATATAGGGACTGGTTGCCAGTCTAAATTAAGATAAGACAAATCACCATTTATAGACAACTCATCTTTGTATTTTTGCACACTTTGTTCTCCACGAGCATACAGTCTCAATTGGTGAAATTGATTCCAATTAGTTAAATATCTATTACCAGAAGTTCTTCCTGAGCGAAACCACTCGTACTCAATGGCCATAGCAACTTGACTTCCATATTCAATACTTGCTTTTTCAGCATCACTCACTACTTGACTAGGGAAAGCACTATTGGTATTAGTATATATATTCATTAATTTATAATTTTTGATAAAGTTCCTTTGTTGTCATATCTTTTTATTCCAAGATCAACTGGTTTTAATTCAATTTTATTAACAGGTAAGTACCTATGTTTGTTGCAAGCCATTAAAGCTAGGCCAGAACTAATAGAAGCATCATGTGTTGTTCTATTATTTATGTTAAATTGAGACCAATCTTCTAACGTTCTTTGGAAATATACATCTCCATAGCCTGTTTCTTTTAGTCCTACAAAATGCTCTATATAAGTTTCTATAGCTGAAGCATGTGCTTGTTTTATATCTTCACTAGAGTTAGGTATTCCACCTATTTCTCTTTCTGTAACAGATAGTTTATTTCTTTTTTTATCAGGTCTATTCATTGAAAAACCTCTATAACCTCTACGTTTAAAATAGTAAAGTAATCTAGGTTTATTATTTTCTGCTAATATTGGCATACCATAAAATACACAAGCCATTAGTACGTCTTCAAAAAATATTTCTGCTGTTTGTGGTCTAGCTATATATTCTAAGAAAAAATGATTTGGCGGTACTTCTTCCATGCTAAACTTAGTTAAACCATGTAAAGCTCCGTTAGATCCTTTACCGTCAACAGTTCCTGATATATCATATGGATCACAACCAAAAGCACCACAGTGCTCATTACCTGGATAATTAACTCCATTTTTTATAAATCTCTTGTTTTGTAATTGTATAGGTGGAACCCATGTTATAAAAAACCTACCTTGTTTGCTTGGCGCAAATATTACTCTTGTATCTTTTTCACCATTTTCCCATTGGAAATTTCCCTGTGTTACAGAGAGTGAATTTTTTAAATCCTCATTAAAATCTATTTGTTGATAGATCTTAGTTAGATTAAATAAAGATTGTTTTGATTCATCTCTAAATGCGTGTTTTGTTGTACGAGGAAACTGTCTGTAAAATTCATTTAATCCATCTTGATCATCTTTAAGACCTTCTACTTCGTTGTT